GGGGCCTTTGTTGCCTATAAGGATTATACCGATTTTAAGGAAATCGTGTCAGCTTATGTAGCTCCAGATTTATCTGGTTTTGATAAAAAATTAGCAGTAACAGAAGAAAAAATGAATAAAGAAATTGCTGTTCTACAAACTGAAGTAGATATGATTATGCAAGAGATGCAAATGTTACTGTCAGAAATTTCTTTAATATCTGATGTAGCTAATGAATTAAAAAATGATTTACGTCAAGATTTAAGAAGAGTTGAAAAAATTATTGAGGATGTAGAACAAAATCAAAAACAAGATTCTCGTGAAAACTCAGCAGATATTAAGTTTGCTATAAAAGATATCAAAGAAGATATGGCAGAACTAGAAGAAAAAATTACCGATATAATACAAAAAACTTTAGCTAATCCTTTAGCTGGAATGAAATAATGAAACAAACAGGTAATGAATATTTTACACCATCACCTAAAAGAACAAGTATAGGTCGTAGTAAAAACACGAGGCCAAAAAATAAACACAAAAGGAGAAGTTGGAAGAAGTATAATAGACAAGGTTAATTAAAGGAGAAATAAAAATGGAAGATATCGTAGTTATTAATAGAATACAAAAATATATTAAAGATAAAATAGAACGCTGTTCAGAAACTTTGTTATCAGGTGGTGTTGACAGTATGGATAAATATCAATACATTGTAGGAGAAGTTAGATCGTTACAAGACATACAACAGGAAATCTCTAACCTGCTAGATAATAAGGAGCAAAATGATGGCTGAAGTGAAATTAGCACTACAAGAAAAATACGAAAAAGAAAAAAAAGAAGAGAAAAAAGAAATACAAAATAAAACTCTCGATGCACAGAATATAACTGAATCTGAAATAGATAAACTACCTCAACCTACTGGTTGGAGATTATTAGTATTACCTTTTGTAATGCCTGAAAAATCTAAAGGTGGAATTATTATTGCTCAAGAATCTTTAGATCGAGCAAGAATTGCTGTTCAGGCAGGTTATGTATTAAGAGTTGGTCCACTAGCTTATCAAGATAAAGAAAAATTTAATACCGGTCCTTGGTGTAAAGAAAAGGAATGGGTTATCTTTGCTAGATATGCAGGATCAAGATTACAAATTGAAGGTGGAGAGATTAGAATATTAAACGATGATGAAGTGTTGGCGACAGTAAAAGATCCCGAACACGTTCTTCACGCTATATAACATAGGAGATAGCTATGCCAGAAGAAGCATTAAAAGAAGAAGAACATAATTTAATTGACGTAGGCGAAGAAAAAGGTGCTGAAGTTGATTTAGAAAATGTTCCAAAAGAAGAACCAAAAGAGGAAATTGTTGTAGAACAAGTTACCTCTGAGGAACCTAAAAAAGAAGAAAAAAAAGAAGAACCTAAAAAAGAAGATGAATTAAAAGATTATAGTGAAAGCGTTAATAAACGTATTGCTAAACTCACTAAAAAAATGAGAGAAGCAGAGCGTCAAAAAGAAGAAGCTATAAACTATGCTAAAACAGTTCTTGCTGAAAAAGATGCAAAGTATAAAACTGATCTAAATTCTTCTACACAAGGATATGTACAAGAGTTTGAAAAAAGAGTTACATCAAATTTAGATGCAGCAAAAATTAAGTTAAAATCTGCAATAGATAACCAAGATGTAGAAGGTCAAGTATCTGCTCAACAAGAAATAGCTCAACTAACCTTAGATAATGCAAGATTAGTTCAAGCTAAAAAGGCTCAAGAAGTTCAAAATCAAACACCTATCAATGCTCAACAACCTGTTCAACAACCAGGTTATGCAAATCCAACAGCAATAAAAGAAGCTGCTCAAGAAATGGATCCTAAAGCAGAAGCATGGTCTTCAAAGAATAGTTGGTTTGGTAAAGATAATGCTATGACTTATACAGCATTTGATATACATAAAAAGTTAACTGAAGAAGAAGGTTACGACCCTACAAGTGATGAGTACTATCAAGAAGTGGATAAAAGAATTAGACTTGAATTCCCACATAAATTTGATAATGTCGATAACAAACCGACCGAAAAAGTAACTCAAACGGTCGCTTCAGCTAATCGTCCAGCTCAAACAGGACGCAAAAAAACTGTGAGACTCACACCTTCACAGGTAGCAATTGCTAAAAAATTAGGTGTGCCACTCGAAGAATATGCGAAACATTTAATCACGAAGGAGGCTTAAGCATATGGAAAATAAAAATGAAAATAATAAAATGAAAACTTCTCGTGTGAGCGAAACTAGGGTCAAACAAGAAAGACCTAAAGTTTGGACTCCTCCATCATCTCTAGATGCACCCCCTGCGCCTGATGGATACAGGCACCGTTGGATAAGAGCAGAATCTATGGGTTTCGATGATACTAAAAATGTCATGGGTAAACTTAGATCTGGTTGGGAACTAGTAAGAGCGGATGAATATCCTAACTCTGAATTTCCTAGTATCAAAGACGGAAAGAACTCCGGGGTAATTGGGGTTGGTGGCCTATTGTTGGCTAGGATACCTGAAGAGGTTGCAAAGTCTCGTGAAGACTACTTTAAACAGCAGACACAAGACAGAAACGATGCAATTGAAAACGATCTCATGAAGGAACAACACAATGCGATGCCTATCAATCAAGATAGACAGAGTCGTGTAACTTTTGGTGGTACTAAGAAAAGTTAATTTTTTAACAATTACTTATCCACTTGACATTAATAAATAGGAGACAATAACTATGGCAAACGCAAATAGTGCATTCGGATTAAAACCATATATGAAAAATGGTAGTAATTCTAATAGTACAGGTGTTGGTGGATATTCTCACTACGAAATAAAGAACGATAATAGCACAGCTATTTACAACGGTTCTGTTGTTATACCTTTATCAACTGGTTTTATCAGTTTGATAGGTGCAGCAGACGGTGGTACTGTAGCTCCTCTTGGAGTTTTTATGGGTTGTGAGTATGTTTCATCTTCAACTGGTAAACCGGTTTTTTCAAATTACTGGCCGGGATCAGGGGCTGATTCAGATCACCCAATTAAAGCATTTGTAGCTGACGATCCAAATCAATTATTTTTGATCGCTTCAGATGCATCATTAACAAACGAAGCTACTGCAAGAGCAGGTGTATTTTTAAACGCTGACTTATCTAGTGGTACTAGTGGATCTACTGTAACAGGTAAATCTTCAGGTGCTCTAGCTGTAAGCACATTAGCAACTACAGCAGGATTAATGCTAAGATTTATGGGTTGGGCAGACGATGCAGCTAACGCAGATTTCTCAGCTGCAGGAATCCCATGTATTGTTAGATTTACAACACACTTTAATGCAGATAGCTTAGGAATAGCTGTTGGTACACCAGCAACTACAGGAGTATAGAACATGGCCATATCAAGACAACAATTAGCTAAAGAGCTAGAGCCAGGTTTGAATGCTTTATTCGGCTTGGAGTACAAGAACTACGAAAACCAACATGAAGAGATCTTTACAAAAGAAACTTCAGACAGAGCTTTTGAAGAAGAAGTAATGCTTTCAGGTTTTGCTAACGCAGCAGTAAAACAAGAAGGTACAGCGGTAGGATTTGACGATGCACAAGAGTCATATACTTCACGCTATACTCACGAAACAATCGCTCTTGCTTTCTCAATTACTGAAGAAGCAATTGAAGATAATTTGTATGACAGAATCTCAGCTAGATACACAAAAGCATTAGCACGTTCAATGGCTAATACTAAACAGGTAAAAGCAGCAAACGTATTAAACAATGCTTTCAACTCCTCTTTCAAAGGTGGAGATGGTAAAGAGCTTTGTGCTACTGATCACCCAACTGTATCTGGTGGTAACGTTGCTAATGAATTAGCAACTTCTGCTGATCTTTCAGAAACATCTTTAGAGCAAGCAATGATCGACATTGCAAGTTTCAAAGACGAGCGTGGATTAAAAATAGCAGCAAGAGGAGTAAAAATGATTATTCCTTCACAGCTACAGTTCACCGCTGAAAGACTTATGAAGTCTGCTAACAGAGTTGGCACAGCAGATAATGATGTAAATGCAATCGCATCAATGGGAATGATTCCACAAGGTTATGTGGTTAATAATTTCTTAACTGATACAGATGCTTTCTTCATTACAACTGACGTACCAAATGGTCTTAAGTACTTTGAAAGATCACCTATCAAAACTACAATGGAAGGTGACTTTGATACAGGAAACGTAAGATATAAAGCTAGAGAGAGATATTCATTTGGATTCTCAGACTTTAGAGGTATCTACGGTTCACCCGGTGCATAATATTTAACCGTTATAATTAATTAAAAAGGGGCGTATGTCTTTGACTACGCCCCTTTTTTTATGTAAAAGTTCCTTGACTTTATGGGAAATTAATGTACAAAATAAAAGCGAATAATATTGACAAGGAGATATATTATGGCCGCATTATCACAGTCTTTAATCGCTGAGAAAATAAAACTCGAATCTCAGTGGAACTCCAATTATCTTAATTCTGGTAAGGAAACTCTTGAGATGAAATCTATTGAAGAGAGAATCAAAAGAATTTTAGCTAAAATAAGATGGAGACATCAAGACTATGAGAGTCATTTATTTTTTAAATAGACTTCTACATAAAAACGTTTATATTTAACCTTCTAGGAATATAAAACAACATACAGACTGACCTAGCAGACGCACGTAGAGACTGTATGTATTTTACTACGGAGGTAAAAAATGGCAAAAACAACATTTTCAGGCCCAGTCATTTCAAAGAATGGCTTTCAAAACTTTGGTCCTGGTATGAGTGTGAGCTTAACGGCTGACACAACTTTAACAGTAGCAACACATGCTGGTAAAATTTTACTATGCAATGATGCAGACGGTAAATTTACTTTACCAAGTATCAATGTAAATAGTAATGCAGGAACTGCTGGTGATACAGATTTTGGTAACTTAAATAACATAGGAGCAACTTTTAACTTTTTTGTTGAAACTGCTGCAACTGACATGGACATCTTAACAGATGGCACTGATAAATTTAAGGGTGCGATCTTAATTGGTGTTGATGATGGTGCGAAAAAAGCTTTTGTACCCGGAGCATCAAATGATGTTATTACTATGAATGGTTCTACAAAAGGTGGAATCGCAGGTAGTATTGTATCTTTCACAGCAATTGATACTGCTACATACTTGGTTCATAGTTCTTTACTAATTGGATCAGGAACAATAGTAACACCGTTTGCAGACGCATAATAATTAATTAAGTGTGGGCTTCGGCCCACACACAAATTTAAAAGGAGATAACATATGTCAGGTGGAAGTTCATTTTCAAGTGATCAAACGACCCTTAATAAAACTACAGGTGCAGCTTCTGCGTTAAAAGTAGGTAGAACTAGAGTCACATCTATTCAAGGTAGAGGTGAAGCAGGCTCTGTTTTATCTTTACATGATGCAGCTACTGCAGGTGAAGCAGACAGCGATAATTTAAAAGCTATTTATAGATATGAAACTGAAGGATTAGAAGTTTATATTCCCGGTTCAGGTATTCTATTTAAAGACGGACTTATTGCTACACTTACTCAATCAAGTGGAACAGACGGAAGCGTTACTTTAACTATTACAGGAGCTTAAAAGTTTACAATGGCTACATCCGGTACAACAGCTTTTGATCTTGATATAGACGAAATAATTCAAGAAGCATACGAAAGATGTGGTATGTCTTTAAGAACTGGTTACGGTTTAAAAAGTGCAAGACGTTCTTTAAATATTATGTTTCAAGAATGGGGTAATAGAGGACTTCATTTATGGAAAGTAGATTTAGCTTCAGTTCCTTTAGTAGAAGGACAAGCTGAATATAATGCAACCACAGATAACACTAATTTTCCTACAGGTATTAATGAAATATTAGAAGCTTATGTTAGAAATAATTCTACAACCACAGCTCCTGTAGATACTTCTTTAAGTAAGATTGATAGATCAACTTATGCTGCTTTAGCAACTAAATTATCTAAGGGCACGCCTAGTCAATATTATGTAGATAGAACTACTTCTCCTAGTATTTTTTTATATCAAACACCAAGTAGTACTTTTTCTGGATCTAGTCATTTATTAGAATTTTATTATTTAAAAAGAATACAAGATGTAGGTAGTGCTTACACAAACGAAGCTGATGTAGTTTTTCGTTTTATACCATGTATGATTTCAGGTCTTGCGTATTATTTAAGTTTAAAGATAGCTCCTGATAGAATTGAATCTTTAAAAATGTTATATGAAGATGAGTTACAAAGAGCTTTAACAGAGGATAGTTCTTCCACTAGTGTTTACATTAGTCCTAAGAATTATTATCCTAATAGTTAATTATGGGTAATTTTGCAAAAGGTAAATATTCTAAAGCTATATCCGATAGAAGTGGAATGGCTTTTCCCTATAGAGAAATGTTGAGAGAATGGAATGGTGCTTTAGTTCATAAATCAGAATATGAATCAAAACAACCTCAATTAGAACCACGAACTCATGCAGCAGATCCTCAAGGACTATTAAATGCAAGACCTGATAGAACAGAAAATCCTGTTCCTGTTTTATTAAATGTTAATTCATTTGAAACAGGAAGTGCAAGTTCTTCAACTATAACTGTTACAGAAATTAATCATGGAAGAGCTACTAGTGATACAGTTAGATTTAGAAATGCTTTAGGCTTTGATGGAATTTTATCAAGCAATATTAATAAAGCTGTTGGATATTCTATTACTAAAGTAGATGATGATAGTTATACTTTTAGTGTTGATACAAATACAGCAACAACTGGAAATATAAAAGGAGGAGGCGAGAATGCATCAGCAGGACCCGCAACAATCACAGCATGACAATGAATCTTAGTACATTAAGAACAAACATTAGAAATTATTCTGAAACAGATAGTAATGTTTTAACAGATACTGTTTTAAACGTAATAATTAAAAATGTAGAAAATAGAATATTTAGATCAGTAGATTCTGATGACACAAAATTTTATGCTACTTCGGATTTAACCACAGGTAATAGATATGTTACTGTTCCGAATGACACTAGAATTATTAGATATGTTCAATTAACAAATCCCACAACCTCAGATCAGTTTTTTTTAGAACAAGTTGATTCTTCTTTTTTAGCTGAGTATTTTCCTGATCCAGATAACGCTAGTGATTATGGTACTCCTAAATAC